AGTTTGTTATGTTCCTACTGTAGACACAAGATTATAAACCACGGAACACGGACCAAGGAGCAAAATTATGGCAACAAGACCAACAGCTGTTAGAGGCAAAACAACAAAAAAATCAAAAATGAAAAAAACATTAGCTGCTGCAGTTAAAGGTTTAAAAGCAGGGATAAAAGGAACTGCAAAATCAAAACTTGGAAAATCTCCAGGTGATGACATGAAAAGAGCGGCTAATATGTTAGGATTGACGCCTGCACAAATGAAATTAATAAAAAAATTGAAAGGAAATTAATATGGCGCCAAGAATATTAAGAGCTTCCCCAAAGCCAACAGGTCGTCCTGTTAAAAAAGCAAAAGCTTCAGGTAAACCAAAAGGATCAAGTCCTTCTATGGTTTTAGGTTCTGCTTCCAAAGCAGGAATGCAAAGCAAACAAGGTAGAAATTTTTTATTACCTAAATCGAAACGTCCGAAAATATTACCCGGTTTGCCACCTAGAGGAAAACCCGAATTTGAGCGTGGAAAACCTATGCCTAGAAAAGTAAAGACTCCAGATCAGCTTTTTAAGTTTATGGAAAAAGTTGGAAATAAAATGGGTCCAAAAAAAATTGAAATGACACCTAAATTGGAAAAAGAGCTTAGGCGATTGATTGAAGATAGAAAAAGACAACAAAAATAATGGCTCCGTTTCGAGGTTTTACAGGTAATTTAAATAAGAGAGCACCTACAGGTGTTCAAAGACCAGGGACCTCGTCTCCCTCTTTTAGTGGTTATAGTAAACCTTCCTCCAGACCAACAGGTCCAGGTTCAGGATATACACCAGGCGGTGATTCTTTTCAAAACTATAGTCAAAAAGATCAGAACATCATGTTTAATCAAGCTGGTGGTAAAGATAAATTTATTCAACAAGCTGGAAATATAGAACAAAAATATCAAAGACCTGCGGACTATCAAAGATTTTTAGATAAATCAAAACAGTATTTCAACGCACAATCAATTGGCGGTAAAGAAGTGAGGGGCCCTGATGGTATTATGCGTTTACAAATGTCTGGTGCCGATGTTCCTATGAAAGATGCACAGGGTCGAACTATTTTATCAATGATGCAACCTGAACTGACAGCACAAGCTCCGACACTAGGACAGCTTGTAGGTGACATGGGTCGTGGTATTGGAAGTATGATGGGAGCGGGCGCCGATTTTATTTTGGGCGGTGGAACCATGGGTAAAGTATTAGGTGGTCTAAAAGATAAATTCGCACAAGGTACAAATTTTATGGGTAAAGTTTTTAACCCAGGAGATATCGCAGGAAGACTACAAGCTGCGGGACCTGAAGCACAACGAAAGTATGGACAGTTGCTACAGCAAGGAATGACCTATCAACAGGCGTTTGAGGCAGCTACAGGCTCACCCTTTTCTACAGCTACAACTGCTACTGTACCTATGCCTATGACTGATACACCTATAACTAATAATATAGGAAGTGGAGTCAAAGACTATTTATCGAAAGTTTTTAATCCAGGTGACATCGCAGGAAGATTACAATCCGCAGGACCTGAGGCACAAAGAAGGTATGGACAGTTCATGCAACAAGGAATACCTTACCAACAAGCGTTTGAAATGGCTACAGGGCAAAAATTTGCAATGGGTGGAGTTGTTAATCTATAATTGAGATGTCTTTTATCTCTTTGATCATTCCTTTAGGGATCGTGGTCCCCCGACCAAAAGTCTTATCTGACGGTATTAGATCCGCTATCAATGTAATTGTTGTTTCATTTTCTTTAAGGATGAGGCCATAACTATGTACCAAGGGTGCTTCATCAAGATCTTTAATATCTTCGGGTTCATACCATCCTGTTGGATGTTCAATAGTGTCGAACCACGAAACACGGACCAATCTCATGTAAACCAATATATATATTATTCTACAGAAATTAAATCTAAACTTGTAAAAAATCAGCGAAATCGGTTTACATATTTACAATATAGTAAAAAGATATATATATCGCGGGTTCCCTCTGTAAATAAGTTGTCATCTCGTTGTAAACGGATTGCTCTTGGTTTACACAGTTTGTTGATAAATAAGGGTTTTTTGAGGGTCGTAAGTTAAAAAATGGAAAAAACTATGTCAAAAAAACAGGAAAAAACACTCGATTTGACCCCAAAACAGCAGAAATTTGTCGATATTTTCATCGAAAAAGGACATATTCAGAGTGCAAAACAGTGTGCTTTGGACGCTGGATATGCAGAAAGTGGGGCTACTGTGAATGCAAGTCAATTACAAAACCCTAAATACTACCCTCGTGTGGTAGATGAAATAGAACGTAGAAGAGCTGAGTTGGCTAGGAGATACTCCATTTCCTACAAATCTCACGTACAAAAACTAGCTGAGTTGAGAGACTCGGCGGAGGCTGCTGGTAATTACACTGGGGCTATTGCTGCCGAGAAATATCGAGGCATGGTAGCTGGACTTTATGTTGACAAGAAAGAAATCATGCATGGCACGATTGATTCAATGTCTGTTGGAGAAGTAGAGGAGAAACTAGTTGAACTTAGAAAAAAACTATCCATTCCTGGAGAGTATGAAATTATTGACCAAGACACATCTGAAGGGTCACCTGTCGGAGAGTCTGGCGATGACTTACTTATTGAAGAAGGGGAATCTAGTCTTCAAGACGATTCATGACACTGGTTGTGTCGATATTGTGTCTATTGATAAGCGTGGAAAAGTCCATTTGTATGACGTTAAAACGGCTTTGAAATATGCAAAAGGAAACAAAAAAGGTAAACCAATTAACCGTACGCTGACTGCATTGCAAAAGAAACTCAGAGTTGAGTTATTGATGGTTGATCTTGAAGAAGAAAGGTGCTGGATAATTAAACATGGCAGAAGAGAAAAACCTCTGGAAACAGTTAAAAAATAACACTAAATCAATAATTTGGACTAGAATTGAAAGCTCTACAGGTTTGGGTATCCCTGATCTGTTTGGATATTGGAAAAGGGGCTTTTGGTTAGAGTTGAAGATAATAACCAATAATAAACTTAACTTCTCAGCGCATCAAATTGCGTGGATCCACAGGCATTATTCTGCTGGCTGTCCTGTGTTCGTACTTGCCAGAGACCCTCTTTCGAAGACCCTTAAATTATTCTCAGGCTCCATTGTCCGTGATCCATTATCCATTAACGATAAACCCGTCCTTTGTTCCATCACCCCCGGTTCCAGGTCCCAGAGCTGGGATCTCCTGATGCACTTACTGGGTTGCTGGACTCCTGATGGTAGTTCAAGCACGAAGCTCCATTAGACTCCATTCCCACGGCCCACCACCATTACCTCTTAATAAAAAATCCTGCAGCCAGTCCCGGGCTGTGATGGTTGACAGCAGGAGTACATTCTGCTACTCCTAAGTTCTTCCTTCTTTGTTTAGTTAGCCAAACATTAAACAAAACGGTGAGTCGAAGTCCTCGGCTCACCACCCTTTTTCCATTGTCCATTCCCCATTACCCGATGACCTCTTAGTATTACTATTATACAGGAGCTGGCAGCCCCGGGAGATGGTTTGTGGACAGCAGGAGTAACTAATTCTTGAAAAAGTTTTGTTTTGCCTCTTGACATCCTAACTAATTAGGACTATATATTATATAAGGTATGTGTCTCCCGATCCACACTGCTTGGTTAGTAAAGAAATCAAGAACAACAGGCGGGACATCACTTAATCCCTGTGGCAAGTGGAGGATGCGCAGGGAGCCTTAAACAAAGGAGAAAGAAACATGAATTATCATTTCAAGCACATCGAATACAGACTATTGTTTCAACACGGCTGGGACAGGTGTCCCTGGTTCGTGGACTGGAGAGAGGAGGTCCATCATGCCAGTAGAATTTAAACAAGACTCCATTCTCGATTGGCTCTTAGATAACCAGGAGAAAAGTACCATCAGAGATACAGCAGAGCATGGCTGTTCTGGTGGCACGATTGGTGAGTTAATATACTACGCAGACACCAATGCCTTTTATGAAAAATACAAAGAGGAGATTTGGGACAGGCTTAGCAACATGGCTGACGACATGGGCGAAGCCTCCATTCTCCATCTCATCGTGACATTTAATGGATCTAAAGAAGTAGGGTCTGAGCTGCAGCTCAGGAATCTCCTGGCGTGGTGGGCTGCGGAAGAAGTGTGCAGAGAGATCTGCATGGATTGGGATGATAAAGAATCAAAGGAGTGCTTTGATGAAATAAGCACGGCGCTTCATCAAACTTAATGCCGCCTTTTTTAGTTTACTTTGGAATTTTAACACTGGTAGCGGTGATGGTTTCTTTTTCCATCGCCAAGCTACCTTTTGGCATTGGTGCAGTATTCCGTGAAATATTGGCGAGCTGGGCGCTGCTCCTGCTGTACTGGCTGGTGTTCTCCATTCTCCATTCCCTTCTTACCCTTTAGGGTCTTAGGTATATTAATATAGAAGTTCCCCCGGGCCAGGGAGCTGCAGTCCTGACGGGGAAGATTGTGTTCGCAGTCCTGTCCGTGGTTCTCCATTACATTAAACGAATTAAGAGTAGATACTGCTTGGTAAAGCAGGAGCTGCAGCCCGGGCCACTGATCCTGACAGCACGACCTGTGTAGCTTGGAAAAAGTTATCCACAACTTAATTAAATAATTACTTGCAATTAGTTAGGATATCACTATATTTAATATATGAAACAAAGTGAAAGATTCATCGAAGTAATAAAAGTAGATGTCTTAGCATATGTGAGTAGCTTTGTTTCATGTGCTTTATAAGGAGGCAACATGA